CATCGTCAAAGTTGTATGCCGTCACGCAATCGAATACACTCGTTGACATTACACCAACTGGCTTTGTGGCAGGTTCGGATGATGCTTCGACGGGCGCTGGTTATGGGATTGGGACTTATAGCGGTGGCTATTACGGCACACCTCGCCCTGACACTGGTTCTGTAACGCCTGCAACAACGTGGAGCCTCGACACTTGGGGCGAATACCTTGTTGGCTGCTCGACCTCTGATGGTAAGCTGTATGAGTGGCAGCTTGACTATTCTACGCCGACGAAGGCCCAGCAGATCACGAATGCGCCGATTAACAATATCGGATGCCTTGTGACCGCTGAACGCTCCCTGTTTGCTCTAGGCGCTGGTGGTGATGGCCGCGAAGTCGCTTGGTCTGACTTGGAAAACAATACAGTCTGGACACCATCTTCAACGAACCTTGCTGGCAGCATCACGCTTCAGACATCAGGCCGTATCATCACGGCAAAGCGTGTTCGTGGACAGAACCTCATCATCACAGACATTGACGCGCATACGCTGACATATGTTGGCCAGCCGTTCGTTTATCAGGCTGAAATTGCAGGCCGTGCGTGCGGTGCTGCGTCTGCCAACTGCGTGGCTGTTCTCGACAATATGGCTGTGTGGATGGGGCAGAAGGGCTTCCACATCTATGACGGCTATGTGAAGCCGCTTCCATGCGAAGTTTACGATTACGTCTTCAACAACATCAACACGACCCAGCTCTCGAAGGTCTACGCGGTAAACAACTCGCAGTATAACGAGGTATGGTGGTTCTACCCGTCCGCTGCGTCGAACGAGAACGACAGCTACGTTGTGTGGGATTACGTCGAGAGCCACTGGACGATTGGAACGCTTGCCCGCACCGCTGGCACAGACCGCAGCGTATTCCGTAACCCGATTATGATTGGCACGGATGGCATTATTTACGACCATGAAGTTGGCGTGAACTACAGCGGCGCATTGCCATATGCTGAGAGCGGTCCCGTGCAGATCGGCAACGGCGACAACATCATGTATGTTAACGAACTCATTCCAGATGAGAAAAATCAGGGTGGCGTTACGGCAACATTTAAGACGCGCTACTATCCGAACGATGACGAGACCACATATGGCCCGTATAGCCTTACAGCGCCAACCTCAGTGCGCTTTAATGGCCGTCAGGTAAAGATGCGCGTTACGACCACAAATCCGCCTACAGACTGGCGTGTAGGGACGCAGCGGCTCAATGCCATTGCTGGGGGCCGTAGGTGACACTAAAGCTCCCGCCACCTCCCGGTTCATATAGTCCTGCATATGAGGCGCAGCGCAACCGCCTTATAGAGCTGTTTGCAGGCACGGCCTACATCAAGGGCCAAGACGTAGGCGTTTACCAGCCTGCGAAGCTGATTGCGTCAGATCAGTCATTTGTGACGACTGACACGCACACGCCGACAACTGGAAGCCTGTCGTGGAATGCGCTCGATGGCACGCTTGACCTTGGCATGGAATACGGCGTTATCCAGCAGATCGGCCAAGAGGTTTATGCCCGCGTAGAAAACATGACTGGCTCGACGCTTCCGAACGGGACTGTTGTCGGCTTCTCAGGTGTTGGCGCGAACAACGTGCTGTCAGTCACAAAATACCTTGCAGATGGGTCTACGCCTACACTCTACATTCTAGGCGTTCTAACTCACGAGCTACCAGACAGCGGTGAAGTAGGTTATTGCACTACATTCGGCCACGTTCGGGGCATCAATACCAGCGCGTTTAGCGTGGGAGACGTTCTTTACGCATCACCCACAACGGCTGGTGCGTTTACAAACGTTAAGCCAACCGCTCCTGACAATGTTGTTCCTGTTGCTGCCGTATTAAAAGTAGGGACAACGGACGGAGAGATTTTCGTTCGTCCTTCAATTGAGCAGCAGTATTACAATGGCCAGTTCACCAAGAACACGACGATTACGCCAGCGGCAGCTAATACGGCATATGCGCTTGCTTGGGACACCACAGTCATCACTGAGGGGATTACACTTACAGGAAGCCCCACAACGCGCCTGACAGTGGCTCACAGCGGCCTCTACAACTTTGCTGCCCGTATCCAGTTTTCATCTGCCAACTCCAACGCTAAATCTGCGTGGATGTGGCTGCGCAAGAACGGGACAACGAATATCGGCTCAAGCACGGCTGTAGGCTCTCTGAAGGACAGCGGTGGCTATACTGTTCTTGCCATTAACGACTTCGTATCGCTTGGCGTGAACGACTACGTTGAACTTATGTGGGCAGTAAATGACACTGGGCTTCAGCCGACGAATGTTGCGGCCACAGCGTTTGCGCCATCTGCGCCTACAGCCCACGTTGCCGTGACACAGGTGCAGCAGTGATCCAAGTTTACGAGCAGTTTCACGCTCGGCGTAAGTATATTGAAGATGCTTTGGAATATGCCAAGGGAACGCATAATCTGGATGACATATGGAATGGTATAGTTGACGGAACGTTTCAGTTTTGGCCCGGCGATAAGTCGGCAATCATAACTGAAGTGCAAATCTATCCGCAGAAGAAGACAATGCACATCTTCCTTGCGGGTGGAGACTTAAACGAACTCCTAGAGATGGAGAAGTCGGTTAGAGCCTTTGCTAAAACTATTGGCTGTAATTCGATGTCAATATCTGGTAGGAGGGGATGGCTAAGAATTTTTGAGCGTGATGGGTGGGAGGAAATTTGCACCACCATCGCTAAGGAGCTTTAAGTATGTCTAAGGGCGGTCAGACTGCTACTCAGCAAACAACGCAGCAGCTAAACCCGTTTGTTCAGGATTTGATGACACGCGGCTTCTCGGCTGCGCAGAATGTGGCATCTATCCCGTATCAGGCATATCAGGGGCCTCGCATTGCGCAGTTCCGTCCTCAGGAGCAGCAAGCCTTCCAGATGGCAGAGCGCGCTGCAACGAGCGGTATCGGCCAGCCCCAGCTTGCACAGGCCCTTACAGCCGCACAGCAGGCCGCTGGATACTCTCCCGCTCAATTCCAGCAGAACGTGCAGGGCTTCATGTCTCCGTATCAGGAGAGCGTTGTAGATGCGACCATGCGCCGCTTGGCTCAGAGCCGTGCAGAGCGTGATGCTGCAACGAAAGCCCAGATTGCTCAATCCCGTGCATTTGGTAACGAACGTCGCGGCGTATATGAGGCTCAGTTGGCTGGTGAGCAGGATTTGAACACCGCTCAGACGCTCGCTAACCTGTATCAGCAGGGTTATGGCCAAGCCGCTGGCCTCGCTTCTCAGCTCCCTTCGCAGCAGTTGGCGGCATCTGGTCAATTGGCTGGCATCAGCAATCAGGTTATTGCCCAAGAACAAGCTCGCCAGCAGATGCTGGCTGGCGCAGGTCAGGCGCAGCGTCAGATGGCACAGCAGAACCTCGATCTGGCTTATCAGGACTTCTTGGCGCAGCGCGGCTATCCTGTCGAGCAGCTCAAAATCCTTCAGTCGGGTATCGCTGGCGTTCCTGCCACGACTTCATCGACCACAACCAGCACTGCCCCCGGACAAGGCTTCCTCGGCACGGCTGGAGACATTCTCGGCTTGGCTGGTGCGGCAAAGAACTTGTTCAGCAGCGATGCAGGAAAACTGAACCTTCTCAAGAGCATTCTGGGGTAAGACATGAGCCTAGAAGATTATTTTAAGCGCAAGGGGCCTACGACCCTTATCTCGGACACCATGCCACCTGCTGGTGCGGCTGCTGCCACACCTGCCACGGATAGCAGGCCAGACCTCACCAATCGTCTGCTTCAGATTATGAGTGGGCAGCTTGGCGGGACGCTCTCCAGCGGTGATAAACTGTCGGCTCTTGGTGCGTTGCTCAAGTCGGTATCCCGTGGCAGCCAGACCAGCCCACAGGATGTTGTTCGCGGCATCCAGCAGCAGAAATTGGCTGAAGTTCAGGGCGCTTTGCAAATCCAAGAGCTTCGCAAAGCTGCTGCTGAAAAGGCTCAGCGTGAGGCATTCGTTACGCAAGCAGCTTCTCGGATTACTGATCCTGCTGAAAAAGACTTCTTCATGTCCCTGACTGACAAGGGGAAAGAAGAGTATCTTATTAAGAAGATGTCTCCTCGTGATTATGGCGCTACTACGGCAGAGCGTGAGGCTGTTAGCCTTGGCCTAACTCCCGGCACACCTGCATTTAATGCGTATATCACTCAACGATATGGACAGCCGCAATTTATTCAAACGCCACAAGGAACTGCCCAAGTTCCGGGTATGGGTATTTCTTATCAGGAATATACAGACCCAGATACTCAAGAAGCCAAGCGAGCAATCGTTATCGGCGGCAAAGCCTACCCTATCTAGGATTTAAAAATGGCAGAAATTACCGATCCGCGCATTCTTCAGCAGCTCAACCTTGGCGGCAATCGTGCTGGCGGGCCATCAATTGTTATCGGCAAGCCTGAGGATAAGCCAACTCCACGCACACCAACTCAGGAATATAATGAGAGGCTTGAGCGTCAAAAATTCGCTTTTGATCTGACAAAGGGGTATAAAAAAGACCCCGCTATTGCTGAATATGAGGTTGCTCTTCCAGCTCTTGTGGCCGTTATGGACGCAAAAACTGGCGCAGATGACCTTGCGCTAACCTATGCCGCTGCAAAGATTTGGGACCCCGGTTCAGTCGTTCGTGGCGAGGAGCAAAATGCGGTCAGCGAGGCTATTGAAAACACTCGCCAGCGAATGCTTCAGTCGTTTTCCCGTGAACTTTGGGATGGCGCAAAGTTTTCGCCAGAAGGCCGCAGGAAACTATTTGCGACGCTGCGTAATAAAT